GATTCATTATTTTCCTTATCTATTATTAAATGAATACCATCCAGTTATAATGTATTTTTCGTGAGTTTTAGATATCTGTCCTTTGTGAGTATGTGTAAAATCAGTAGGCCATATTAATGTTAAACCTTTTTTTGCTGGTATAGTTAATTTTTGATATTTAAACATGGTGCCGCCATCGGGTGCGTCATTCAAAAATGTCATAAAAACTAAAATTCTTTTTACATCTAATAAACCTCCTCTTTCACAATGCCATTTTTTAAAACCTCCTTTAGGCTTGTAATACTGTATATTGTAGTCATCATTAATATTAAATCTCTCTAGTTCATTAGATTCAGGATACCTAGATAAATATTTTTCTAAACAATCCTGTAGTTTATCTCGATAGTTTTTAAATGGGGATGATAATTGTTTTGGACTTATTGGCAAATCTAAAGAATCTTTTACTTTTTTATTTATCATGTTTTTTCCATAGTTAAACACATATCCTTTGCTTTTAAATTTATTAGGGGTATCTTTAAAATATTTTACAAGGTCATCACAAACAGTTTTATTAATAAACCATCCTCCTATAAAACTATCTAGTGGTAATTTATATTCTTTCATTTTTTATTAAAAAATAAACTTATTGTAAAACGGTAAGAAGGTCCGATTAAATTTTGAGATTTAATAGTGTGTGGTACTTTGCCATCAAAAACTATTAATTGATTAGGAGTATATGGATTAGCTAAACTTATTGTCTTTCTATCTTTTTTGTAAAACATAGTTTCTCCACCCCACTCTGGATTCCATGTAAAATTCGCATAATATAAAGCAACCATACTATTTGGATGCACATGAATAAAATTTACATCTAAAGGTTTAGTTAAATTAACCACACACTTATAAAAACTTTCTTTAGGTAACTTTAATACTTTTAAAATAGGATTTAATATTTTTATTTTATCTAAATCTTCTTTACTATATTCACTATGTATATTAGGATAAGCTTTGTGTTGTGGTTCATCACTATCTATCCAACCTATTTTGTAATAAGAATTAATCACAAAATTGTAAATTTGTTGTGAGTGATCGTTTTCAAAAAAATTATTATAAACTTTAATACTCATTTTTTTAATGTAATGTTCCATTCAAGATTGTTTATTAACTCATATAGATTAACATCTTTTAAATTATTGTCTTTTATATAAGTATGTAGTTCTTCTATATCTAATATAACCCATTCATTTTTTAAATTAAAAACCATTTTTTCTGCTTTATTTTTAAAACTACCTATTTTCTCATAGTGGTTTCCGTTTCTTTTATTAATATTAGTTATGTCAAATTTATAAGTTTTATTAGAATGTTTTTTTAACATTCCTTTTATATGCCATCCTTCAAATTTTTTAGGATATTCAATTTTAGTTAAATACTTTTTAAATTTTTGTGTTATCGACATTATTTCTACCTTTGAACCACTCAGGTAAACCTATGTGTTCTCTGCCATCAAATTTATTATTATCTTTATCATTTCTTCTATTGTAATGTAAAAATACTTGTACACACATTTCCTCAGTAAATGGTTCTCTCCAATGTTCTAATTCACAACCTTTATAAATCAACATATCACCTGAATTTAAATTGACTTTAACTCCTTTTTGATTAGTTTTACCAGAGGGTTCTAAAAATATTGGCCACTTGTCTCCTCCTAAATGAAGTGTAGCAGAAATTTCACAACTCTTCCTGTCTTTGTGTCTGTGAAGTGTGTCACCTTTTTTATAAATTCTTGCATAAGAATAAGTAGGGACTAATTTTAAACCAGTGTTTTCTTCCATCTTAGGAAGTAAACCTAATAACAAAGTTTCCATGGCAATGTCAGCATAGTGTGAATAAGTGTTTGGAACCTGAGAATCATTCCATACTCCGTAGTCTGGTTGAAAAATAGATATATAATTATTTTTAAGCATTGTTAAGTGTGTCTGTCTTTTAATGCAAAAATAATCTGAAACAAAATGAGATACTACTTTTGGTAGTGCTTTTTTGACTACTAAAAATTTTTTCTTTTTAAAACTCATAATTTAAACCTTTTCAAAAATAATTTATGTTTATATTCACTCTAATTTTACTATCACTACATCTTGAACTTTTATGTTCAATACTAGGATCAAATAAAACTATTCTGTTCTCTTTCGGTTTTACTTTTTTATCTGATTCTTTAAAATATGTAAAACCATTATTATTATTTATATATAAAATACATCCTTTATGTTTAAACGGTAGATCAGTATGAAAATTATTGTAGGTCATCTTGTTCTCTCTAACCTGTAAATTTCCTTTAACTCTTATCAAACTTTTTATTTCTAATTTAGTTAATAAATTATCTAAAATATTAAAAAAAGAACTTTGTGGTTTTGAGTCTTTATAAAAATTGTGATTAAAATAAAATTTATCTTCTTCATCTTTATCTGATACATAATCACAATAGAACCAAGGAAAATAATCATCCATCATTATCGTTTTAATTTTATCAAATTCATCTTTGTCTAAAAAATTATCTATTACTTGAATGGCCATCCGCAAGTCCATATTACTAAACTATATCTTATTCCTTTTTTTACTGGCGTTACTCTATGCCATACCCAAGAAGGAAAAACAATTATTGATCCTTTTTTTATATCACTAACTGTATGCATTGGTTTTGATTTTTTAGGGTGCAAGTTTCTAAAATCAAATTGAAGATCGCCACCTTCAAATTCATTTGGATCTGATAAACACACCGTTACAGATAATTTTCTAATTTTTCCTTTCTCAAAACCTTCAGACTTATAAGGCGTTCCCCACGAATCACTATGCCAATCGTAAAAATCATTTTTACCGTATGTAGTAAACTGACAACTTTCTGAATAATGTGTTTCATAATTCCAACCTGCTTCTACATTGGCGTTTGATATGAACGGATATACTTCTTTATATATCCAATTATCGTTCATCCAAATAACATTAGATTTTCTAATGCTATTTAATTGTTTTGCTTCTTTTTTACTTAAAGGATTTTTTACAACATCTCTATCATGACCAAAATCTCCTGTAATAGCCATTCGTTGTTGATTTTTTTTTAATTCTGCGTTCTTAATAATTTCATCACAGACTCTTTCTGGTAGTCCTCTTTTAAACAACCAACAATAATTTAAACTGTTATTCATCATGCTATGTTATATGCAATAGTTAAATATGTATTTGTTTTATTGGAGGTATTTCTAGTAAAGAAATATTTTAATGTAGAAGGAAAAATAATATATTCATTATTTTTTAAATCAATTTGCAAGAAATTTTCTTTTATTCTTTTGTTTGGATATTCAATTACTAATTGTTGTGAATACCTTTCAATATCAATTGCGTAAATACAAGTGTAATCTGGAGAGTTAGATAAGTTTTGTTTATCAATTAAATCTTTAGTAATAGAACTTTCTTTTTCTTTAAATACATTTCCAAAATTAAAATTATTAACAATGCTTATGTCGTGTTTTAATCTAAAATTTTCTATCAAATATGTATTTAACATAGTAAATGCTTTGCCATTCAACATTTCATAATCAAACGGATTACTAATTACAAAAGAATTTTTAAAACATTTATCTTCAATTACAGAGGATAATAAATTTGATTTTAATTCACTTCTATTAATTTCAAAATATTTTGGCATATCTACTGTTCCAAAATATGTGTCTATTTCACTTAATACTTTCTTATGCATAATTTTATCACTTTCAATATATAATAACTTATTATATAGTTAATCTAATAGGTAACTGTGTTTTTAACCCATTCTTTATTGTCTTCATTCCACGCATACTGATCTTGAATTTCTTTTCCATCAGAATGTGTGGACGTTGTATCTGGTTTAGCACTAGGTGCTTCCCATAATCCTGTAGTAGTATTTAAAGTCCAACTTGCGTAAGGTTGTGGTTTATGAAAAATAGAATTTGTTGAATCCCATTTATCACCAATATTAGGATAGTTTGCTCTAAACGGTGTGCCACCTAATAAATGAACCCCACCTCTAGTATTGTATGAACATTGAATCCATTTATTTGCAGGCCAATTATTATGTGTTTCTAAATAAGATTGACCTTCAGCTTCTGTGCTAGCGTTAGAATTATCAACAGTTAATACTGTTAATACATCATTGTCATCATTTATTTTTGCAAAGTGTGCCATTATTGAAATTTATACCTTATCATAACTATTCCAGATCCGCCGTTACCGCCGCCACCGTTACCACTTCCTCCTACATTGCCGCCGCCTCCGCCGCCGCCTGTATTTCCAGAAGCGTTTCCACCTGCAGGTTTTCCAGAATTTCCTCCACCTCCAGCTCCGCCTGAAGACGTACCAACAAATACTTCGCCGCCGCCTCCGCCGCCGCCACCAAAATATCTTCCTGGTGATGGTCCTGGAGTTCCATAACTAGGTGCTCCTGGTGATGAACCCATGATCGCCCACGGTGCACCAGCTCCTCCATTTCCTCCCACAGAACTTGAACCATTTGCTCCTGTGTTGGCTAATGAACCACCTCCACCACTACCTAGTGCAGGTGTAGAATTTGAAGCATTTCCACCAGGCTTACCTTGTGCTGGTGATGTTGGTGTAGTATTACCAGCAGCACCAGAAGGACTTTGACCACCATGGTTCATAACTCCGCCACCTCCAGATCCTCCAGTAGATGCTGAACCTGAATTACGATTACCTCCTCCACCACCTCCTGCTGAAGTGATTGGAAAAGCTGATGAGTTTGATCCTTTTGATCCTGCTCCTGGATTATTTCCAGATGCTCCACCACCGACTGTAATTGGATATCCTTGTGCTGAAACTGTTATACCTGAATTAGACGCTGCTGGAGGTCCAGTATAATGAAGATCGGATGCACGAGTTCCTCCAGCACCTCCACCACCTCCATATTCATCTCCTCCACTACCGCCACCAGCTTGAACTAAATAATCTACATCTGTTTCAGTAGAAGAACCTACACCTGCAGCATTAACTGTAAAAGTTCCTGGACCTGTAAA